AAGATTTATTTTCCATATACGAAGCGGAGTTCCTTGCTCCACTTTTCGACCATTTTGGCTTCGTGACCGTTAGGCTTCTTGATGGCAACGGGAAGCCATTTGTTGATCATGCGCTTGAGCTTGCGCTCTCTCAACCACTCGCCCAAGTGAATGCCGATAGCAAAAGGAAAAGTGATGATGATGATGGCCTTGTTGATGAGGTTCTGGTTTTTGAAGTTCATGGTGTTAGCTTAGTGTTTTTGGGTTAGTTGTAAAGATTTATTTTGATTTTTTAAAGACTACCTTGCCAGCTTCTGCGGTGGCGGCCCAGTCGATAGGGTTTGCCTCGCGCTTCTCTTGGCACTCGTCGTTCCACTTGGCTTGACTGGCTCTTGCGGATTGAAGTCTCTTGTAGTAGTTGCTTGTCTTGGTTGCTTTCATGGTGGAAGTATACTTGATTTTTTGGGGGTTCGTAAAGAAAAAAAGAATTTATTTTTTTTCATTAGTAAATGCTGGCTCTTAGCTTAATGACTGGCACCAACTCTTTGGCTGGTGTTTGGTTTTGCGTGTGTTGCTCAAGTGCGCTTTGAGCTTCTTCCACCCACCTTGCAACAGGCAGGTGAGTCATGGCTGATACCATTACTGAGTCAGCGTTTAATGTACCGTGTGCATTTGTGAAGTAAAAGCAACCGCTGCCGTTACCGCCTTCTATCTCAAGCCCAAGGTGGGAAATTGCTTTGTTAATTCTTGCTCTCATATCTGGATAGAGCATGAAGCAACGAGCCCACAATTAAAAGCTTTTTTTTGCATAAAATGCATTTTTATTTAGGGGAGGGGTTTTTTGAAAGTTTTTGACTTTTGCACTTGACACACAAAGCGCGGGGGGTGGTGAACACTATAAGTAAACTTTTTTTATAACTAATGGGGGATGCGCCATATAATAAAATATAGCTACATGTTTAAAAGCGTGTAATAAATAAAAACAAATGGCAAAAGAAAACAGCTTATTGTTGGGTCATATAGAATTAACTCCTAAGCAAAAGGAATTTTATGATATAATGACGGATGAGAAAACGCGGATTGTGTTTTTGGGAGGGCCAGCGGGAACAGCGAAGACGTTTCTTTCTGTTTATTCTGCTTTGGATTTATATAATAATGACAAAAACTTAAAAATATTGTATTTACGTAGTGTTGTGGAGAGTGCGGATAGGGGGATAGGTTTTCTGAAAGGAGATATGGATGATAAGTTTGGGCCATATATGGCACCGCTTTTAGATAAGATTGATGAGTTATTGAATAAGCCAGAGAAAGAGCAATTAAAAAACAAAAGGGTACTGGAAGCAGAGCCGATTAACTTTTTGCGCGGATGTACATGGAGGGATAAGGTAGTTATTGTTGATGAGGCTCAGAATATGAGTGTGCGTGAATTGACTACTGTTTTGACTAGGATAGGTCGTGGTGCGAAGTTATTTATATGTGGAGATAGTTTGCAGAGTGACATTAGGAGTAGTGGTTTTGATAAGTTGAAGAATTTATTTAAAGATAGTGTTAGTTCCAAAAAAGGGGTGTATAGTGTAGAATTTGGTAAAGAAGATGTGATAAGAGATAAAATTATCAGTTATCTTGTAGAAAAAATTGAATTATTAGCCCCAAAACAATAAAATTTGATATGAATAAAGTTTTCTGTTCTTCCTGCGGCCACAAAAATGTGTATGAAGTGGTCAAACCAAAATTTTGTGCGGCGTGTGGCACTCAAATTGGAGTTGTTGCGGCTACTCCAGCGAAAAGAGAAGTGGTAGCAGAGATTGAATATGAAGAAGAGACTCCTCGCTCTTTTGATTTACGGAGATTAAAAAACGATATTGTGGCTGAAGCTAATACAAACAAAACAACATTAACAGACTTATGGAAATCTGCTACTCCTGAAGATGCTAGCAGGGGGAATTTTTCTAGGCCAGCGCCCAACTTACCTGATGGTGAGGCAATGATTAAACAAAGCCAAGCAGATTGTGCATCTTCTAGAGTTCAAGATATTGATGGATAAAAGGTATGAAGACCTTGTTCCAGAAATTGAAGAGCTTTTAAATAGATATAGATCTAAGTGGCAACTTAACTCCATAGCTTGGTTGGATTATGATGATGTTTGTCAGATAATCCGCACTCATATCTATAAAAAGTGGCATTTGTGGGATCAGAAGAGAGCATTTAAGCCTTGGGCTTCTATGTTGATTAGTAATCAGATAAAGAATCTGATAAGGAATCACTATGGAAACTTTGCAAAGCCGTGTTTGCGGTGTTCCTTTTATTTGGGGGGAGATGAGTGTGGTTTTACAAAGAGTAGAGAGCAGGATGAAGAGTGTGAGGATTTTGCTAAATGGAAGAATAAAAAACAAAATGCTTTCAACTTAAAAATGCCAGTATCTTTGGATTCATTAATATCTGTTAAAGATAGAATAAATGAAGATGAGTTAGACTATGATAAGAAAGTGGGCAAGATACATGATTTAGTAATGGATCAATTAAATGAAAAGCACAAAGAAATATATAAGCTTTTGTTTATAGACCATGAAGATGAAGTGAAGGTGGCTAAGAAGTTTGGATTTAAGAGAGATACAAGTAAAAGAAAAACACCTAGATACAAACAAATAAACAATCTCAAGAAGAAGTTTTATAATATAGCAATAAAGGTGATAAAAGAGGAGGATTTATAATGATATACGATTTAACAGAGGAGCAGAAAGAGGAGATTTTAAAGTTATTTAAAAAGAACCCAGATTTAATGTTTATAACCCGCAAAATATTTAATGATGAGACTATTGATGGGAGGTCTAAACAGGGTAGGGCAGTAAGGAAGTTCTTAGCTGAACAAGATAAAAAAGCAAAAACAACCCTTGCCCCCAAAGTAGAGCAAATTCATTTAACAAAAGAACAAAAAGAGTTCTTGATGACTGACAACATTGAGGTTGGCATGAATGCGCTAGAAATAGCCCGACTCACTTTTAAAGATCGTGATGTCCAGCCATTAAGCATGAAGCATAGAATCATTGTTGATTTCTTAAAAACTTACAGGCCAGAGATTGTAGATGATAATGAGATTGTTACAAAAGAGAAGTGGACTCCACCTAAATCTATAAACAGAGCTATTGTTAAGATAAACAACTTCTGTGGCACTACTTTAGAGGAACTAAACCTCCAAACAAAACAAAAAAAACTAGTAGAGCAATTAATTCTTTATTTTAAAAGCCCCCGTTTTAACCATTTTATTAATCAGTATGTTACTCTAGCTGACAGAGACTTGTTTGAAAGTGAGTTTGTCCGTGCTGTTTGGGACAAGCCAGACCTCACTAACGACGAATTGAATCTGTATGTGACTGTGTGTGCCAACTACGTGCGCCAAAAACACATCCAGCAGCGCATTGACAAGCTTAATGCACTACTAGACGACCAAGACAATGAAAGGGACATCACAATGCGTCTGACGGAGATTATCAAGGCGACTAGTGAAGAGCTTAACCAGTGCGAAAAGCGGATTGAATCCTTGACAAAAGACTTGAATGGCTCTAGAACTGCTAGGCTGAAGGCTAAAGGAGAGGAGAATGGATCTATCTTTGCTTTGGTTGAAGCTTTCCAAGAGCGTGAAGAACGTGACCGTATGATCATGATGGCTGAACTTCAAAACAAATTAATTGAAGAAGAGGCAGATAGGCTTGAGAGTATGGATGACTACAAAGCACGAGTGCTTGGCATATCTAAAAAAGAATTGTTATGAGTGAATTTGTTTGCAGAGAGTGTGGTAAGTCTTTTGAGAAGCGTAGGGGTTTTCACGCCCATCTTAAAGCGCATAGTACTTCTATTGGAGAATATTATGTTGAGCATTATGCTAAAAGAGACTTATACACAAACGAACTTCTGCAATTCAAAAACTACGACCAATATTTCACAGAAGACTTTAACAATGTAGATAATTATTTATCTTGGTTAAAAACAACTTCCCCAATCAAAGCAAAAAACCACTTAATCAAATATACTCGCAAAAGATTTGAGAACAAGGATGTTAAGTTTACTCCACCAGACTTATACTACATGTTGGCTCAAATGCCCAATATTGATTATTACCGCAAAATGTGGAGATCTTACTCTGATTTTTCTGAAGATTTGGGCATAGAATCTTGGTTTAATAAAAACTTGCCCAAAAACTTTTGGGAACAAGACATTAAAGATATGCAAATATTTATCGATACTAGAGAACAAAAGCCTCTCAGGTTCGATAATAGTATGAAGAACAAGTTGGACTTCGGTGATTATACCGCAGCAGGAGAATATTATTCAAAAACCTTTATAGATAGAAAAGCTCAAGATGATTTTAGACAAACCTTTGGAAAAGATATTGAACGCTTCAGGCGCGAAATGGATCGTTGTGTCAAGTTTAATTCTTACATGTTCATTGTTGTCGAGTCATCTATTGAGAAAATCGAAGAAGACAACAAAGTATCGAAGTTTAAATCGAACTTAGGTTACTTGTGGCATAATGTTCGTAGTCTGATGATAGACTACCCAGAAAATATTCAATTTATTTTTGCATACTCAAGAGCAGGAGCAAAGAAAATTATACCCAAAATACTATATCATGGCCAAAACTTATGGCATGTTGATGTACAATACCACTTAGAGAAAAAAGTTCATGGCATGGCAGAAAGGAAAACAGCGGTATCGAAATGATTACTCCGCACGAGAGTTTAACTCTTATTTAAGAACACTTGATGGCGACCTTCCCGACGAAGAGGCCAAGTATTTATTATACAAGTTCTTAAGGGCTAATATAGCATTTACCTCCGAATTATTTTTGGGGGTAAAATTATTTCCTTTCCAAGCAATGGCCATCAAGGGAATGATGGTATCAGACTACTCTATGTTCGTATTCTCACGGGGTATGTCTAAGACTTTTTCTACAGCTATTTATGTGTTACTTGAATGTCTACTGAACCCCAATGCTAATATTGGTGTTATTGCAGGTAGCTTTAGGCAATCAAAACAGATCTTCCAGAAGATGGAAGATATCCTTAGTAAGCCAGAGGCAAAGCTCGCAAAAGAATGCGGAGTTAAAATAACAAAAGGTACTGACCAATGGACTTTAAAAATTGGTAATAGCCGCGCTATAGCTTTGCCGTTAGCTAATGGAGAACGACTGCGTGGATTTCGATTTAATAGGATTGTGCTAGATGAGTTCTTAACAATACCAGAAAAGATATTCAATGAAGTTATTATACCATTCCTTGGAGTTGTAGAGAATCCAATTGAAAGGGAGGAACTACATAAACTAGAATCCCGCCTAATCGACAAAGGCGAGCTGAAAGAGCAAAATAGGTATGTATGGCCTAACAACAAATTAATAATCCTTTCATCTCCGTCATTCAAATTCGAATACATGTACAAACTCTACAAAAAGTATGAGGGGCTAATATTTGGAGAATTCGATAGAGACGATGAGGAGGATGAGCAAGCGGCTGATGATGCATATAGATTAATTATGCAATTGAGTTATGATTGTGCTCCTACAAGGTTATACGATCAAAACCTGCTTAAACAAGCTAAGGCAACTATGTCTGAGATGCAGTTCAAGAGGGAATTTGGGGCACAGTTCGTAGATGAGAGCGATGGTTACTTTAGATTATCTAAGATGGCGGCTTGCACCATCATGGATGGAGAATTTCCTGCTGTTGAGGTAGTTGGGAATCCAAGTGATGACTATATTCTTGCTTTTGACCCCAACTGGGCTGGTAACACAAGTGCAGACCACTTCGCAATGCACGTATTTAAGGTTCTGAGGGACGAACAGAAGATTTGCCTTGTTCATAGCTACGCAGTGGCTGGAGTGTCCTTAAAAGACCATATGAGGTATTTCTTATATTTAATTGAAAACTTTAATATTGTCGGTATATGCGGTGACTATAATGGAGGGGTACAATTTATAAACTCCTGCAATGAAAGTGAACTGTTTAAAAAGGCTAAAGTTGATATTGGAGTAATTGAAGTTGAGCTAGAAAAACCAGATCAGTGGCATGGTGATATTATGCAGTTCAAGAATCAATACAACCAAAAGGAAAGAAAATATTGTATTTTAAGAAAGCCAACATCTAATTGGATTAGAAATGGTAATGAGATGTTACAAGCAGCAATAGACCATAAAAGAATATTGTTTGGTGCTAGAGCGGTAGACGATCATTTTGATCAACAAAGAAAAAAGAACATACCTATTGAGGAAATTAAGTGGGACCACAGGATTACTGCTTCATCTAAAGGAGCTAAGATGATTGATTTAATTGATCATCAGAAAAGTATCATTGAACTTACAAAGTCAGAATGCGCCAACATTGAGGTTGCTACAAACCCACAAGGATCTCAGTCATTTAACCTGCCCCAAAACTTAAGAAGACAAAAGGGACCGAATAGAGCACGTAAAGACTCTTATTCTGCTTTGATTCTAGGAAATTGGTTTGCTAAAGTGTATTTTGACTCTCTTCATGTTACTCCAGAGAAAAAACCTGTTTCTACATTTATTCCATTCACAATTTGAAAAGTTATAAAGTAACTTTTATAACTTTAGTGTAACAATTTGTGACATGGCAAAACGTAAGTATACTAAGAGGTCTGAGTATTGGGAAAAATTCAAATCTAATACTCCCAATAATAATCTTGAAGAATTAACAAGACAATCTCTTGCCGAAGAGTTTTCTCCAGAATTAGTCGGAGAATCTCTTTATGAAACAACTGCTTCTAGGCTTTCTGATTCTAGTAAGCGTTCTAGTTCAAGAACTAACAGTGTTACTCAGAGTTATACTAAAAACAGATTCAAGAATATTGATGATGGTTTATTGCCATTTGATTACTCCCGTGATTCAGTAGATGTACGTGATGCTATTCAGCTATGTCAGAAAGCTTACTTTAACGTACCAGCTTTCCGCAGTACTATTGATATGTTATCTGATTTCGCTGATTCTGACCTTTATCTAGAAGGCGGTTCTGATAAATCAAGGAACTTTATTAATGCTTGGTTTAAAAGAATTAAAATACACGATATTAAGTCACAATACTTCCGCGAATACTATAGGTCTGGTAATGTGTTTATGTACCGTGTAGATGGTAGGATTAAAACAAATGATACTGGTAGGGTTTTAGAGACTTATGGTGCAACTAAAAGTGTGCCTATCCCTATTAAGTATTTAATCATGAACCCTACAGATATTGCTACTAAAGGTTCTATTTCATTTAATGATTTTCAATACTTTAAAGTTCTTACTCCATATGAGATTTCTCGACTCAAAGATCCCAAAACTGATCATGAGATTGAGATGTACAACTCTTTACCAGAAGATGTTCAAGTAAGAATACAAAATAACACTGCTACTACAACTGAGCGTTTATACATAAAATTAGCATCTGAACTACTACATGTAGTGTTTGCCAAAAAACAAGACTATGAGCCGCTTTCTGTTCCATATGCTTTCTCTGTCCTTGATGACATCAATAAGAAATTAGAACTTAAGAAAATTGACCAAGCTATTTCTCGTTCTATTGAGAATGTTGTTTTGTTAGTTACTATGGGTGCAGAGCCTGATAAGGGTGGAGTTAACCATAAAGCCCTGTCTGCTATGCAGAATATCTTTAAGAACCAAAGCGTTGGTCGTGTTCTTGTATCTGATTATACCACAAAAGCCGATTTTATTATTCCTGATCTCCGAAAAGTAATTGGTCCAGAAAAGTATGAAATTTTAAACCGTGACATCCAAGAAGGACTTCAGAATGTTTTACTTGGGGATAACAAATACGCAGATGGACAACTTAAGATGAAGATCTTTATCCAGCGTCTTGAAGAGTCTCGTCAGCAATTTATTCGTGATTTCTTGCAGCCAGAGATCCGTCGAATTTGTAAAGCGGCTGGTATGCGTTCTTGGCCAGAGGTTAATTTTGTTAAGACTGATACTCTTGATAATTCAGACATGACCAAGCTTGCTACTCGCATGATGGAGCTTGGAGTACTCACTCCACAACAAGGAATGGAAGTTGTTCATAATGGAGTATTCCCAAAGGCAGAAGATCTAATGTCTGCCCAAGAATCTTTCAAAGAGCAGAGGGAAGAGGGTTACTACATGCCTCTTGTAAATAGCATTAATCTCTTTCAAAACGAGGAAGATTCCGAACAAGAACCTCAAGAACAAGCTGCACCTATAGCTCCTTCTGGTGGTCGCCCCATTGGAGTATCTAATTCTAACTTCTCTAAGAAACATATTGTTGAAGCTACTAAAATGGTTAGTGAGTTTGAATTGAGAGCTTACCGCGACTTTGCTCTTAAGTTTGGTTTAGAAGAACTTGATGAAGATCGGAAAGACTTAGTTTCTCGCGCTTGTGAATCAATCATTGTTTCTAAGCCATCAAAAGAGTGGGATGAAACACTATCTAATGTTGTGGAGAATCTAGATAACCTTTCTGAGTTAAATGTTGACCCTGAAGTTCTAGATATGGGCTCTAAGCATCAGCTTGACGATATGTCTGCTGCAATTTTATATCACTCAACTAAAATTTAAGTGTATAACATTTTATGGATTTAAAAGATTTTGAGGTAAGTAGCTTTGATTGTAACATTAAAGCTCTCAAACAGACTGACTACGAGAAGTTCGGAGTATCAGAAGGATCTATCGCAGAGGCAGCTAAATCTCTACTTCCAGAAGATTTTGACCCGTCACAGAATGTTGATGTTTTGCCTGTTGTCTTCAACTTAGCTTTAGTTAATGAGTTTAACAAGAACGGAGACGGTATTGATTCTGAAACAGCCGTAGCAGCAGTAAAAAGATTTATTAATAAGCCAATTAACATTGAACATAAGAAGCATAAAATTGTAGGGCATATGATTAACGCTTCTTTCTCTGTTGATGAGTATGATTTTAAAGATAACGCTATTGAATCATACGCTGACAAAAAAGAGCCTTTTTATATTAATGCTGCTGGTTTAATTTACAAAAATATTTTTCCAGAGTTAGCAGAAGCAATTGAAGAAGCTGCCAAAGAAGAAAATGAAGAATATCAAAGTATTGCTACTAGTTGGGAACTTGCATTTAAGAACTATAAAGTCGTCTATGGATCTAATAGATTGGACGAGTGCCAAGTTGCCGAAGGTTCACAGGCAGAAGAGTTAAAGCAATATGTAAAGGGCTTTGGAGGCAAAGGTATGGACAAAGATGGAACTCCTGTACATCGATTAATTCATGGTGAAACTTATCCTTTAGGAGCGGCATTGACATATAAACCTGCTGCTAGAGTTAAAGGAGTTTATACTTCAGAACCAGAGAAAAGTGAAAACAATGTTGATAATTCTTTAGCAGAACAAGATAATATTAATATTAAAAATTCCCTAAACAATAAAAACACTGTAACAACAAACAAATTCGATATTTTTGATATGGATAAAGAACAATTCGAAACATTAATGACACAAGTTGCAGAAAGCGTAGCTTCCGTTGTCAAGAAGGACGATCAAGCCAGCTCCGTTGGCGAGATTATGCGTGATGCTCTTACTGAGCATTCCGAAAACTGGAAATCTAAAGTTCAACTTGAAGCAGAAGCCCGTGAAAAGGCTGAAGCAGATCTTGCTGAAATGAAAGCTTCTTTTGAAGCTGTTCAGTCAGAACTCACTTCTCTCAAATCTGAGATCGAAGCTCAAGCTGCTGTTGAGTTATTTAACTCTCGCATGAACTTTATCGACTCCACTTACGAACTTACTGAGGCAGAGCTTCAGTTAGTCGTAGATGAGTTAAAGGTTGTTGAGGCTTCTGAGGAAGCTTTTGATGCCTTTAAAGGGAAACTTTCTATTCTTTTTGCAAGCAAGACCAAAGAGGCCATTGCTGCTCAAGAAGAGGCCGTTAAAGCTAAAATCGAAGAAGCTATTGCTTCCAAGATGGCTGAAGAGGCTCCTGAAGAGCAAGAAGAAATTAAGGCTAGCGAAGATGAGCTGGAAGTTGAAGAGGTTGAAGCCCCTTCTATTCCTAACAACAACGCTGAAGCCTCAGAACAAATCTCTTTAGTTGAAAAACTAAAAGAAAACTTCTCTGTTGAAGTTACTAAATAAAAATCTAATTACAAATAAATATTATGGCTAATGAAATTACTAACTTGTTGCCTTTCCGTCAATATGATGACAACGATGTTGTCAACATGTTCGCTATGGAAGGTACAAATAAAGGGGCAGGACTTATTGTTAAAGTCTCTGCCGCCAACCTTAACGAAGATCTTGTTGATCTCGTCGATGGTGGAGGCGAATTCCTGACTTCTCAGGGTAACGCTTATTCTCCACTTTCTGTTAACCCACTTCGTGTGGAAGCTGCTGGATCTGGAGATTCTGCTCTTGGAATTCTTCTTCGTGACGTTCGTGACACTGACGAAAACGGTGAGAAACTTCGTTTCTACCCACAAAAGAAAGAAGAGCTTCAGTGCGTTCTTTCTGGAGAGTCCGTCCCTGTTGCAACCAAAGGTATCTTCACTTTCATGGATGATGCATTTACTGGTTCTGTTGTTCCTGCTGTTGGAACTGACGTTTATGGGCACGCTGGTGGAAAACTTGGTGTTGCTGGTGGTACTGCTGTTAAAGTCGGTCAAGTCCTTGCAACTGGAACTCGTGCTGCTGGTGATACTCACGCAGGAGACTACGCAATCGTTAACATCAACCTCTAATTTTACTCACAGATTATGAAAATTACTATTAAAAGAACTGAAGATCAGTTAGCCCTTGTTCGCGCAATGGGTTCGAATAATCGTGAGGAGGCTTACGAAGCACAGGCAGCTGTTGCAGAACTTCTTGGACCTGTGGTCACTGAAGTTATCAACAACGCTGTGACTGTTGGAAATCTTTTCACCACCCTGACTTATCAGGCTGATGATAATCCATCTCTTCCTCTTGACCTTTTCCACGATGTTACTGAAGAAGATTATGTACAGGTTTATTCCCAGCAAGTCGCTGGTGGACTTCCTTACAACCAAGTCTTCCCAGCTCATAACGAGCTGAAGTTTAGCACTTACACTCTCGACAGCGCACTCGCTTTCGACCGTAAGTATGCTAAGAAGGCTCGCGTTGATGTGGTTTCCAAGACCTTTACTCGTATGGCTCAAGAGGTTATGCTCAAGCAGGAGCGCACTGCGTTCAACGTGCTTGCTACCGCTCTCGTTGGTGGAGATAGCCTCACTGCTACCGAAGGAGATCATATTATCTCTGCCGCAGGATCGACTCTGCTTCTTGATGACTTGAATCAGTTGATCACTACCTCTAAGCGTATCAACAGCTCTTTCGTTGGTGGTACTCCAGTTGGTGGTTCTAAAGTTGGTGTGACTGATTTGCTTGTTTCTCCTGAAGCAGTTGCAGACATTCGCGCCATGGCTTACAACCCAATCAACACCACGAAAGCTCTTGGTGGAACTATCTCTACCGATGCTGCTTCTAATGGACTTGCTGCTCCAGAAGATCTTCGCTCTCAGCTTTATAGCGGTGCTGGTCTTCCAAGCTTCTATGGTATCAATATCATTGAAGTTCTTGAAATGGGTAGTGGACAGCGTTTCAATAAGATCTTTGATGCTGTTAAGGGTAGCGTGAGCTTCACTGAAGCTTCTGATCAGATCCTTATCGGTATCGACCGTTCTCGTGACGCTCTTATCCGTCCTGTTGTTCTTGACGAAGGTTCAACTGGTGAACTCAACGTTCTCGTTGACGACCAGTTCTCTGTCCGTCAGAATAAGATTGGTTACTATGGTAAAGTTGAAGAGGGTCGCGTCTGTATTGACGACCGCGCTCTTTGCGGAATCATCCTCTAATAGAGGTTTCCTAAATTTAGGAGTCGCCCTACGGGGCGGCTCTTTTTTTTTGATTTTTTTAGTGTAATAGTTTATTATAAGTTATGGCAGATCAAGAAAACCTACAAGGGTTCCATTTTGCTGATGGAAAAAATCACGAAGACAAAGGCGAAAGAATTGAAAAAGCTAGGGAGCTTGAAGATCTACTAGGGATTAAAGATATGAACCCCTACAAAACTTTAGATAAAGAAATATTTGCTGAAACTTTAGCTTCTATGTCTATTTCTCAGATGACTGAGTTAGCTCAAAGGGTTGGAATTTCAGGAATGGAAATGGGGTCTAAACCTTCTTTGAAAAAGGCATTAGAGAAATCTTTTGATATTTATTTGAGGCAGCACAATGTTTCTGTTGCTGGATCACCTAAACCAGTAATCTCTACTGAAGACCCAGAAGTTAAGAAGCTGTTTGAGCTATAGAGTTCCCTAAATGCTTGTTTTGCTGTAAGATTATTTAATGAATGATCTTGGCTCACTAGCAACAAAAATAGTCAATTACGAATTTTCAGAAGATAGACAGAGGTTTCCTGTGTCTTATGTTTCTGGTTGGCTTGAGACCAACATTGGAGAACTTAATGGCCTCACCAATGAAGAATTTTATGTTAATGATACTGGTGCTATAGAAATTGCTACAGGATCAGGTTTATTACCAATTGAAGAAAATATTCTTTCCACACTATATCAGATTCACTACTATGAGAAAGCAGCTAGGGATTCTCTGCGTGGATTTACTTATGGGGGAGATACTGACTGGATTACCCTCAAAGAAGGTGATACTACTATTCAGAGACAAAACAAAAACTCCGTTGCTAAAACATATAGAGATTTAAAGGTTGATGCTACTGATAGGCTAAATGATTTGGTAGGACGTTATAACCAATACAAGTCTTCTCCATTGCAGGTATTTGGTCGAGATGGAATTGAGCCAATTGACAGCATTGATTCTTATCAACCTACAAGCTCTTATAGATCATACTAATGGCTTCACTACTTACATCTGCTCAAAAGTCAGCAATACAAAGTGCATTAAGCGAAGTACACGATACTTTTGCCAGAGACATTTATGTCTACATAGAAAAGAAGGTTACTACGAGACCTGCTAATTTGAACTACAATCCATTGTACGGCAGGACTAAGGATGATTCTAAGTTGAGTTCGCAAACTACGCTAGTCAAGCACACAGTGCAAGCTAGGGTCAGCTACGCGCCAAATCAGGGCGAGTCTATTATAGACGCTGGGGCACAATTTAATTTAACCGCTTCTCATGGTAAAGTGAGAATAAAAGTTGATTCAGATGGTTACGAAAAAGTAAAAGATTCTACTAGGATTGAAATTGATGACAATTTATTTATTGTAGATACTGACGCAAAAAATGTGGGGCCATTCTCGACTCAATACTATACTGTATTCCTTAAAAGAGAAAACTAATGGCTAAACCGTTTATATCTGCGACTAAATTTAAAGTTACTGTAAATCAAGCTGATCTCCTTCAAGAGATCACTGCTGGTAGAAATGGTAAGGTTACTGGACGAGAAATAAGAAAGTATGTTTTGCCAATTATTGAAGAAGCTCAAGAAAAATTAATTAAAGATTTTTACAATCATTCTGTTACTAAGGAGATAAAAGCTGGGCCGACTGCTTCTAACAGCTCTGGCACTTTGAATGGTTATGGTAACCTTTTTTCATTTATTGGTTTTAATAAAGGAGAAGACCCAATAGCAGCAATTGGCAAAGTTATAAGACAAAAGCTTTTAGTAACAGTTAGGGCAATCTCTAATGGAAGGTTTAGAATATCTATAGCTAACCCCCCTTCCAAAGAGGAGTTTTTTAGCGTATCCCAAATACCTTGGGCAAGTGGTTCTAGCTGGGCAGAAGGAATAGAAAAGGGAATGTCTAATTTGGGCTCCTTCTTATATAAAGAACGTGGAATTCGCGGTTCTTCTGCTGGTTCTTTCTCTAGATCAGGCACTGGTATTCAGATCAAAAATAATTTAAGGGCTGCTAGCTTCAGGACTCAGCCTTACATATCTAAATTAGTAGATAAGTTCTATAAAGATGTTACAAAATTTTAAAAAATGAAAGCTCAATTTGATCAAAATTTATTGTCTAGTTTTTACTTGTGGTTAGAGAATCGTTTGTTAAAATCTGACACAAAAGCTTATCTTACGGGATTAGAAAATAATTTTCGTTATGTGGATTTCGATGACATTCCTACTGATATGGTTGGGTATCAGGGGGAATATCGACAGCTTGTAGCTGATTATGA